CAATGGTTGGAGAATCTGAAAAGAAGGTGGAAAAGCGGGATGCAAAAAGCGGTTGCGGGCACGGGGCTTGCAAGGGAGTACAAAAGCGTTTTTGACCTTGCGGGCGTACCGTCTTTCCAACAGTTTTACGATTTCGGTATTTTTATCTGGAAATGGCTTTGGAAGGGCTTTTACAAGGCGTGGCACATTGTCCCCGCCCCGACCATTGCAGACCCAAAGGCACGCCGGGAAGTGTACCGGATGAACGTTGCAAAAGCCATTTGCGCCGAGATGGCTTCCCTTGTGTGGGGCGAGGAATGCACGGTCAATGTGAGCATTGACGGGCGGGAAAGTGACGATGGCAACCCCGACCCGCTGAACGCCTTTGCGCAAAAGGTGCTTGCGTGCAACGCCTTCAGGGAGAAAATGCAAGAGAGCATTGAAGAAGCCCTTGCGTTGGGCGGCAACGCCTTAAAGGTTTGGGCAGAGTCAAAGCACGATGAAAACGGCAACGAGATACCGGAAACCCGGAAAATAATGATCGGGTATTGCATGGCAGATCAATTTGTCCCGCTTGCGTGGGACAATGCACGTGTTACGGAAGGGGTGTTCGTGTCACGTATAGCGAAGAACGGATACTATTACACCCGCCTTGAATGGCACAGGTGGAACGGCTTGACCTATGTGATTACGAACGAGTTATACCGCTCCGAAATGCAGAAAGGCACAACACCGGGTGAATCGCAAGACATTCTTGGCGTGCGGTATCCCCTTGCGGAAATTTATCCGTACCTTGACGAAATAACCGAAGTGCCTGTTGAAGAAAGCCTTTTCAGCTATTGGCGCACACCTATTGCCAACAACCTTGATGACAACAGCCCGCTTGGCATGAGCATATACGGCAACGCCTTGGAAACGTTGCATGCCCTTGACATTTGCTATGATTCGTTTGTCCGTGAATTCCGTTTGGGCAAAAAGCGCATTATTGTTCCCGCCCGTGCTGTGCGTACCGTGGTTGACCCGACAACGGGCGCACTTGTGCGGTACTTTGATGCAACGGACGAAACATATGAAGCTCTTGCAAGTGACACGCCGGAAGACCTCAAGATCACGGACAACAGCGTTGCATTGAGGGTAGAAGAACATGTTGCGGCTATCAATGCGTTCCTTTCAATTCTGTGTTTGCAGACAGGCTTTTCGGCGGGTACGTTTACGTTCGATCAACACACGGGCTTGAAGACCGCAACAGAGGTAGTTTCCGAGAACTCAAAGACGTACAAGACAATCAAGACCATCCAGAACCAACTCCGCCCGGCAATCGAACACCTTGTGCGGAACATCATTGACGTTGCAATCCTGTACGGCATGACAGACGATGACGGCAACAGCATTGAACGCCTTGCCGCCCCCGGTTATCACGTGCAGATTACGTTTGATGACGGCATAACGCAGGACAGGCAAACCAACATCAACGAGGGGGTCATGTTAGTTGGTGCGGGCATTATGAGCAAATACACCTTCCTAACTGACCCCAAATATGGACAGGGGTTGACCCCGGAACAGGCAGAAGAAGAGCTTGCACGGATAAAGCAAGAAGGGGCGGCGGGCAACGTTGACCCGCTTGCAATCTTCCATACGGCAGAATAAGGGGGTAAACCATGCGCCCCGCATTTATTGACGCAATGTCATGGGAAATGGCAGAGGTTTACGGGGCAATAACGGATCAAATCCTGATCAACCTTGCGCACTATTTCCCGTATTATGACGCACGCAACTTCCCCCGGTCTTCGATCACATATCAAGCGGATATGTTGGCGCAAATGGGGCAGGTCAACAAGGAAACAATGGAGATCATCCGGCGCAACCTTGTTGGCGTGGACAAATACCTAAACGCCGCATTGGAGCAGGTCATTATTGACAGCGTGCGAGATGTCAACCCGCAGTTGTGGGAGGCTGTCAAAAAGGGCATTTTCATGCCGCCGCAAACCCCGGTTGTATCCCCCAACCAATACCGGGCGTTCAATCTGTATTATACGCAAGCGGCAAACAAGCTGAATTTGGTCAATACCGTTATGCTTGAAAGTACACAACAGGCATACCGGGCAACGGTTGCGGATATTGCCGCACGGGCGCAAGCCACGCAAACCGCCCTTGATATTGGTGCGGGTGAGGTTGTCACGGGCGTTTCGTCATGGAACAAAGCAACAGCGAACGCAATAAACCGTTTGCAAAAGAACGGAATCACGGGCTTTGTTGATCACGGGGGACACAGATGGAGTGCGGAAGCGTATGTTGCAATGGATATCCGCACAACCATGTTCAACACAGGGCGGGCGGCTGTTTGGGAAACCAACCAGAACTTCGGAAATGACCTGTACCAAGTGAGCTACCACAACGGCGCACGCCCGCTGTGCTATCCTTGGCAAAGCAAGGTCATATCAAGCACGGACAATGCCCGTGTTGTTGCTGACCTTGACGGGTACGAAGTGCAGGTGTACGCACAGAGCGAAACGAGCTACGGGGAACCCGCCGGGCTGTTTGGTATCAATTGCAAGCACTACCCAACGCCTTTCATTCCCGGCGTTTCCCTTATCCGTGAGGGCGGGCAGAGCGAAGAGGAAAACACGAAGACATATGAGGAAAGCCAAAAGCAAAGGGGGCTTGAGCGCAAAATCCGTGAAGAAAAGCGTGACTTGATGATGCTGAAGGAGCAAGGTGCGCCGGATGAGGTGATAAAGGCACAGCGGGCAAAAATACGGCAAACGGATGACGATATTGACACATTTTGTGCCGAAACCGGGCGTGCAAGGCGGCAAAACCGGGAAGCCGTTTACACAAAGCGGGAGTTCCCTTCGTCAAAAACCTATGATGTTTCCTTGTTTGAGCAACAGCAAAAGGAAATGATTGAAGGGTTCTATTCCGTTGGCGGCGCACAGGTTGAGTTCAACAACACACCGGGCATGACCCCGAATGTGCCGCTTGCGCCGCAAGCAAAGCACGCAACAAATACGCTACAAAAAGCAGTACAAGCCGACCCTATAGAAAACGCTATTGGCGTGGCGCAAGGCACTCCAATGACAATTGAGGAAGCAAGAAAAGGCGCAAATCCCAATTTTAATCTGGATGTGCAAAACCAAGTCAATTGCCAACGATGCGTGCAAGCATACGAAATGCGGCGGCGTGGTTATAATGTCGAAGCAATGCCCAAACCGAAAGACTCAAAGCAGAATCTTGTTTCGTGGGGTTCGGAATGTTTCAATGGATTTGGTGCAAGCAAAGGGGATGCTGTACGGGCATATACACTTAACCAAACGGAAGCAAAGGTAAAGAAAGAACTTGCAAATGCTCCTGACGGTTCACGATATTCAATATATATCAAATGGAAAAGTTCGAGATCGGCACACGTTTTTGTAGCGGAAAAGGTGGGCGGCGTTGTAAAATATCTTGACCCGCAAACTGACGAAGCGGACGCATCCGGGTATTTTGCACGTGGTAGCCGTGGCAAATTTGGGTTCTTCCGCATGGATGACAAACCAATAACAACAGACACAGCCATTATTGCACAAACGGTGAAGAAGGGCGGTACACAATGACGAGTGAAAATGCAAGAAAACTTGTTGAATCTGAAGGTTTTACCGTATTAGATTACACAGGCGAGGAGAAAGGAATACACTTTTTTGTGTGTGGTGGCGAACAAGGTACAACCGTTGAAGTGTGCGTTGTAGATGGCGAAGTTATTGTTGCCCCAACGTAAAGAGGAAATGATTGAAAACGCCTTTTTGTTGGCAGAAAGGGGGGATTGGTATGGGATGCACACACCCGGCAATTGTTGGGGGCAAGTGCTTGACTTGCGGCGCACTTGTAAACGGGGAAAACGGGGCGAATAACGCCGTTCAGCCGCAGGATGAGCAAATACCCACGGCGGCGGCTACACCGCCCGAAAACGGGCAGGAAACGCCGAAAAAGACCACACGCAAGCGCAAGACGTAAAGAGTAACGGCAAGCCAAACCCGTGCGAAAGGGTGAAAGAACAGCGGGCAATTGAACGCTTGCCGCATGATAGGGGAATCGGCGGTTGCAATAACGCACCCGCCAACCCCGGACATGGTTGCAACGCATTTTCATAGCGCATGAGCGTGACGGTAGCGCATCCGGCTTTGAACCGGTATGAGATGGTTCGACTCCATCATGCGCCGCTTTGCGTTGCAACAAACAACAACAAACAGGAACAAAAAGGCGGCATCCGTGCGGAACTGAGGGCGCACGGTACAGGCGCATTGCATGAGGTAGGCAAACAATGCGCACAGATGGAACAGGCGGCGGCAAGCCGCTTTTTTCATACAATCATGCCCGCCGGGGCGTAAAACACGGAGAGCGGTCAATCTCCAATGACCGTAAAAAGGAGGAGCAAAAAATGGCGGGTATTTTTACACGCAAGGCATTGACCGACATTCTGAACAACGCAGACCTGACCCCGGAAGAGCGTGCCGACAGTATTTTCAGCCTGTACGGGCGTGCGCTTGATGACGGATACATTACCAAAGGGGCGGCACAGGCGGCGCAGGATGCGGCAATCAAGACGGCGCAAGAAGCATGGCAGAAGGAACAAAAGCCCATTGATGTCAAAGAAACGCCCGAATACAAAGAGCTTCTTGGGCAGTTTGACGGGTACAAGACAAAGCAGACCGCAAGGACAAGTGCGGAATATGCGGATGTAAAGCCCAAATTCTTTGACCGGGTTTATGACCTTATTGACCGTGCGGACGGGGCGAAACCCGTGACGGAACAGCTTGCCGATTTGCGGAAGGATTATGAGGAATACTTCACCGTAAAGGCAGACCCCGCACCCAACAAACCGCAGTTCGGTGCAAAGCCCGAAGGCAGTATGCCCAAAGGCGAAGAAGGGGCAGTTGCGGCTTTTCAAAACGCTTGGGGCTTTGTCCCGGCGAAAAAATAACGAAAGGAATGAAACAAAATGGCTTTTGTACGAACTGACGTAAACTATGCCGCCGAATATTCCCGTGCGCTTTCAAATGCGTACCCTTATATGTCCTATTTCGGCGCAATTTGGGGGGCTAACAACTCCAACCTGTACCGCCCCGGCATGGGCAAAACCATGTATATTCCGTCTATGACCGTCAAGGGTTCCCGTGCGGTTAATCGTGATCAGATTGACGGCGTTTTTGCCCGCAACTGGAACAACGACTTCACCCCCGTTACCCTTGAGATGGACAGGGAGTGGGACACCCTTGTTGACCCGATGGATATTGACGAAACCAACGATGTTGCAACCATTGCCAATATCACCAAGACGTTCAACGAACTCCAGAAAATCCCGGAAATGGATGCGTACCTTGCCGCAAAGCTCCACAGCTTCGTGACCACGCCCGACACAACCACGCTGACCGCCGCCAATATCCTTGAAAAGTGGGACACTTATCTTGCTAATATGACGGATGCCCGTGTCAACCGTGACCGGGTGGAAGCGTACATGACCCCGGCGGTGTACAAGCTTCTGAAGGAAGCGGCGGGAATCACCCGGTTCGTGTCCACGGATGAAGGATACAGGGGCATTGACCGCAATGTTGCCCGCCTTGACGGCGTGCGTATCACCGAGGTTCCGTCCGACATTATGAAGACCGCTTTCTCCTTCACCGAAGGTTTTGTGCCCGCTCAAACGGCGAAGCAAATCAACTTGATTATGGTTGACCCGCTTGCGGTTGCCGCTCCCGTGAAGTACGAAACTTCCATGATGAGCGCACCCACGGCGCAGAGCAAGGGCAAGTACCTGTATTATGAGCGTTACTATTACGGAGCCTTTGCGATGCCCAACCGTGCGGCGGGCATTATTGCCAACTCCGTTGCCGCAACTTGATGAGGTGAGCGCATGGGCGTTGTAACTTTTGAATTTTATTCAACAGTTTACGGGGGAACGGATGCCGATGAGGCATCCTTCCCCGCCCTTTGCGCCCGTGCTTCTGACATTATCGGTGCGGTCACGCATTGGGCAGACGATGCAACCATTGCAAAGCTTCCCGCCCTGTATCAAACCTTGTACAAAAAGGCGGTGTGCGCACAGGTTGATTTCCTTGCGATAAACGGCACAGATTCCGTCAACGAAACCGCTTCGGTGGGCTTTACCGTTGGAAAAGTGACCGTACACGGCAAGGCAAGCGCAAGCGGCGGCGGCAAGCTTTCCGAAAGCATTTCCCCGCTTGCCATTGGATACCTTGAGCAAACCGGGCTTATGAACCCGCAAGTGCCAACCGTGGAAGGTTGGTGGTAAAGCAATGCTGAAACCTATCCCGTCAAAGATTTTGAGGACAGCCGCAACCGTCAAGGTGTGCAATGGTGTGGACAGGTATCAGAATCAGACATACACGGAATATACGGTCAAGCGGGTACACTTGCAACCAACCAACGAAATCCGCAAAACACAAAGCAACACGGATTGCGTGCTACGGTCAATCCTTTTTGTTGATGCCCGCATTAGCACCCCCGCCCTTGATTGGTGCGCCCTTTTCGATTCGGCGCACAAACTTGCGGGGGATATGCGGGTTGTTGTGCGGGGCGTGGAATATACCGTCTTTTCGGTTGATGCGTTGCGGGATGATACAGACAACCTACATCACTATGAAGTGGGGTTGGTATAATGGCGGTACGCATTGAGATCAACGAAAACACCATACGGGCGCGGATTGACAATGCTTGGTCAAGCGGGCTTGAAATGCTGTCTTCCCAAATACTCCGGGATTGCAATATGTATTGCAAAGAGGACACCGGGATGCTGATTATGTCTTCGTACATACACAGCAGGTTGAAAGAAGGGCTGTTGATATGGCAAACACCTTACGCCGCCCGGCAGTATTACGAAATCCCCACAGCGTACAAAGACGTTAACCCGCAAGCAAGTTGGCGTTGGTGTGAGGTTGCGAAGCAGAATCACCTTGCCGAATGGGGCAGACAAGCGCAAGCAATAACGAGGTTGTACAGATGACAACAAGCAAGATAAACGCCGCCATTGAAGCGGTTATGGACTTAATCAATGCAATGGTCAACTTTGCGGCAATAACGAGGGGCGCACTTGGTACGGGTGACGGTTTGGCGTGCGAAATTGCGCCGTCAACGCCGTCCGAAGTATATATGGACAAGAACGCATATATCACCTTAACACTTGCGCTGAACGGCAAGCACCATAATTTACAGGTGCTTTCCGACACGCTGAACAATATCATTGACACGCTGACCCGCCTCAAGACGTACCCCGCCGGGAATGGGTGGGAAATCGTGGATATTTCAAGCGGCAATTTGCCCCGTGTCATTGGGCGTGAGGATAACAACGCTTGGTTGATGGCGGGGGATTTGATTGTAAAAGTATACAGAAAGGATGACGAACCATGAATGCGAACTGGGTAAATGAACTTTATGTTGCAACCGCCCCGGCGGCAACCCAAGGCGGCGAACCCACGTGGTCGAAGCTGTGCGCAGGTATTGAGTCCATGGAGTTCAACGAAAACGAACAGAATCAGCAATATTTCTTCCTTTGCGGTGAGGGCTTTGCGCACAACGAGACCACGGGCGCGGCTCCCGAACTGGTTGTCTCCGGGCGGCGTATTGTGGGCGATGCGGCGCAGGACTACATTGCCGGGATGCAGTACAAGCTCGGCACAGACCGCAACACGCAGGTCAAGATTGTTGCAGAGGGCAAGCAGATTGTGTGCCCCGCAACGGTTGGCGCAATCACTACCTTTGGCGGCTCCACGCTTGACGTGAACGCCTTTGGTTGCACGCTCCGGCTGAACGGCAAACCGACTGTGACGGATGCGGCGTAAATAATTTAAACGGGCGGGGGTTGGCTTCCATTCCCCGCCCTTTTTTTTACAAGAGGGGGTAAACAATGAAGCTTTTTCGGCGTGGGTATGAAATGACCCTTAACCGGGTACACGATACAGTAACCGTGCGGGAAGGTGAGGAGAAGATCACGCTGACCGTCAACGGGGATGCAATGCGCATGGTTGCCGGGTTGAACAAAGCACAGGTCAAGATGAAAGAACTGACGGATGATTCCCCGGATGAGGTTGTCAAGGAATGCGCCGAATACTTTGCGGCGGTTATCTTTGGCAAGGAACAGGCGGCGCAATTGATGGCGTTTTATGCGGATGACCCCGGATGCATCATTACGGTTTGCGGGCGGTATTTCAAAGAGCGGCTTGCGGGCAAAATATCAGCAATGCAAAAGCGGATGAAAGATGCTTAAACTTTTTGAACGGTTGCCGGACAGCATAACGGTTGACGGCAAGCGGTACAAATGCAACTTTGATTTCCGCAACGTTCTCAAGATGCTTGAGATCATGCAAAGGGATGACATATTGCCGGACGCACGGGATTATTTATGTGCCTGTTGTTGCGTCAAAAATGCCCCTAAAAACGCCGCCAAGGTTTATTCCGTATTATGTTCCACCCTGTTTCCAAAAGCCCCGGAAACGGGCGGGAAACGGCTAACAAGCTATGAACAGGATGCGGGGTTGATACGCACGGCGTTCCGGCAGGTGTACGGGATTGACCTTTTTCGGGATAATTTGCATTGGTTTGAATTTACCGAACTTTTGCAATACCTGCCCGAAGGGTGCAGGTACGAAGAAACCATTGGCATCCGTGCAAGACCAATGCCCGCCCCAACGAAGTACAACGCAAAGGAGCGGGAGTGGTTAATGAAAGCCAAACAAAGTGTTGCGTTACACCTTAACGAGAAAGAGCAGGAACGGAAATATGAAACTGATGTGTCAAACGTGTTTGCCGGGGTGATGGGCATGATACGCAAGGCACAGGCGGCAGAAGCAAAGGAAGTGAACACGGGTGGCGAATGACGGACAAATTGTTTTTGAGGTTACCGCAGACGGGCGGCACGCCATTGCGGACATACAAGAGTTATCAAGGGCAATTCGGCAGGAAACCCGTCAATGGGATGATGCGGCAGAGCAAGCAACAGGCAACATCAATGACAGCTTTACCGGGTTGCTGAAAAAGATAACCGGAGGGTTAACTGCCGCAAAAATTGGCAAAACGTTGCTTGACATTGGCAAGGATGCAATTGCGGCGGCTTCCGATTTGGAAGAAGTGCAAAATGTCGTTGACGTTACTTTCGGGGACGGGGCGGCAAAAATCGAATCATGGTCAAAAGCCGCCGGGAGTCAATTTGGGTTGACAGAAACACAGGCAAAGCGTTTCACAAGCACTTTGGGCGCAATGATGAAATCCGCAGGTTTGTCCGGGGATAAAATTGTTGATATGTCAACAGACCTTGCCGGGCTAACCGCTGATATGGCAAGTTTTTATAATTTGGATTTTGACACGGCTTTCCAGAAAATCCGTTCGGGTATCAGCGGCGAAACGGAACCGCTGAAACAGCTTGGCATTAACATGTCCACGGCTAACTTGGAAGCGTTTGCGTTGCAACAGGGGTTGAATAAGACATGGAATGAAATGTCACAGGGCGAGCAGACTATGCTTCGTTATCAATACCTGATGCAAGCCACAGCGGATGCACAAGGTGACTTCAGCCGCACAAGTGATGGCTACGCAAACAGTATGCGCAAGTTGGAAACCAATATTGAAGGGCTTAAGACCACACTTGGCAAAGGGTTTATTGATGTTGTAACGGAAGCAACGGGGTGGCTAAACGATTTTATTGCTTTGCTGATGCCGGACGAAAGCAAAAGGACGGTGCTTGACACTTTTAACGATATAGACATTGACACAGAGGGCAAGTTAGCACAGATAGAAAAGACGGCAGAAGAAGCCCGGTTGCTAACGGAACAGCTTGACGCAATCGGCGGGTCAAAGGCTGACAAAGCCGGGTCAAAGGTTCAGCAGATCGCAAGCGGGCTTGCGGAGATCGACCTTGACCAAGGCAAGGCGGGTGCTGTCAAAGATTTCATTTCCACCCTTGCCGACAACATTGATGTTCTTGCGGCGGTGCAAGGCACGGACGCAGACGGTGCAAAAGCGTGGCTTGATGGCATTGCGGAAAGCGCAAACAAGCTTGACCCGGATGATGCCGCAGGTTGGTCAAGTTTGATTGCGGCAATAAAGGAAGGGTTGCCGGGGCTTGAGAACACAGACTTCGGGGCGGCGTTCTTTGGTGCGCTTGGTGACGGGTTTGACGATGTTGAGCAAAAATCAAGTGTGTTGGAATGGGCGGTTGATGCGCTTGGTAGCAAGACCAACAAAACGGCACAGGAACAAGCCGTTTGGCTTGAAACCTGTCAAAGGTTGGTCAAGACAATTCCGGGCTTGTCTTCCATTATCAACACCGAGACGGGCGAGATCAAAGGCGGCACAGATGCCGTCAAAGATTATATAAAGGCATGGGAAGAGGGGCAGACAAAGCTAACGCTGATGAAAGCTGTCGAGCAAAAGGAAAGTGCCCTTGCAAACGAATTTAACGATTTGCCCGAATTAGAATTAAATGCGGCAGTAGCGGCACGGCGGGTTAAAAAGCAAAAAGAAAAGATTGAGAAGCTTTACAAACAATACGGGCTAACAGATATAGATATACCGATTGGCTCATTTTTTTCAGAAGGAGGTTTTACCCGTGCCGATGGTTTCAGCCTTGCCGCCGATGCGGCGAAGGAGCTGAATAAAGAAACGACAGAGTTAAACCGCCTTACGGTAGAGGCAGACCGGGAGAACGAGACATATACACGGCGCAAGGAAGCGGCTAAAGAAGCGGAAAAATCGCTTGAGGAGTACCGGGCAACGGTGGAAGAAATGCCCGGAACATACGAGCAAGCAACAGAGGCTTCGGAGGACTTTTGGGAGACAAACAAAGAGGGCGCACAAACGGCGGTTGATGCCGCACAAGATGCGTTGACAGCACTTGCGGACTATGTGCAAGGGGTCAAGGATGCGGCGGCAGAGGCAGTAAACAGCGTTGTAAAAAGCTTTGACCGGGTGGATTATCAAGCATACGGAAAACAGGTTGAGAAAATAACCGAATTGACGCAGAAACAGGCGAAAGAAAAGCTTGGTTCGGATGAATGGAAAAAGCTACAGGCAGAGATTGACAAAGCCAATGAAAGCCTTATCAGCACGAACAACATATACAAAAACCTTGAAACGCAATCGCAGTTTCTTGACGCATACCTTGACAATATCCGCAAAGCCCGTGACTTGGGTGTAGATAGCAACCTGCTTGCAGAGTTGTCGGACGGTTCGGTTGAAAGTGCGGAATACCTTGATGCCCTTGTAAATGACAAGACAGGCAAGACCGTTGACGATATAAATACCAAATATCAAGAAATCCAAGAAAAAAAAGCGGCGTTGTCAAGCGAACTTGCCAACCAACAATTGACGGTTGACCAAACATACCAAAGTCTTGCGGAAAAGGCGAAAGAAGCGGTTGCCGCCCTTGACATGCAAGGGGAAGCCGCCGCCAATTCCGGCGCAACTGTTTCCGGCATTGCACAGGGCATTTCCGAACACGTTCCTGAAGTATCCGGGGCGGTTGACAGCATTATTGCCGAACTTGAACGGCTTAACGGTTACGGCATAAACATTGATTTCGGCGGGTTCGGAAGCATCCAATTCACCACAAGCACGGGCAAAACCGAAGCCTCCGGGCGCATGGGCATTCCGCTTGTTCCGCATGATGACTATATCGCACGTTTGCACGAAGGGGAGCGGGTACTCACAGCGCAAGAAAATCAAATCTGGAACGCCTTGCGAAACGGCGGGGTTGCCGGGTTTGACCTTGAAACCCTTGGCGGCGTGATGCGTGACAACGTAAAGGCGGGCGGCAATGTGTACCTTGACGGGCGCACGGTTGGGCAGGTTATATCAGATCAACAGGGCAAATCATACAGGCAGTTACAAAGGAGCGGTTGGCAGTCATGATTGTATTTGACGGCGTTTCCATTGACAGCGTTGCGCCCGTGATGATTGAGGACATCAAGGTATCCCCGATTGCATATAACCCCGTTGTGCGCCCACGTGCAATCCGGTTCGGTTCGGAGTTCGTGCGCATGGGCGGCGGTGAACGCACGGTTGTTATAACGTTCGCCATACTTGAGAAAAACAAGGTATTGCGGCAGGAAGCTTTCCGCAACCTGTCCTTGTGGGCAAAGACGGATGCAGAATATATACTTGAGTTGCCGCAAGACCCGTTGCGGTATTTGCAATGCGTATGCACGGGCAAGCCCGAACCGTCAACCCGCGCTTGGTGGGAAAACAAACTCCGGGTAACTTTTACCTGCTATTCCAACCCGTATTGGACAAGCAAAGGGGAAAAGTCGGTTGCTTGTGGAACGGCGTTTTTTGCGCAAGGGGATGCGCCGCCGCTGATGCAGGTACGGCGCACCTTATCAAGTGCGGCAAGCAATCAAAGCTACGGGGACGGCACGCACACAATGACCTTTACAACCATCCCCGCCGGGGCTTTGGTTATTGACGCAAACGCACAAACGGCGGTTGTTGGAAATAACAGTATTATGCAATATTACCAACCTTCCGGGGCGTTTATCGTGCCAAAGACAGGAACGACCAAGATCACGGGAACGGGAACGGTATATTACCGGGAAAGGTGGGAGGGATAAATGCAAACAACGTTTTTATCCCCCGCCGGGGTTGTGCTGTTTGCCCGTGACGATATGGAGCAAGGGAACTGGACGCAAGAGGAATACACGGTCAATGCAACGTTCCCTTTTGTTGCGGGGAAAGCCATTGAAAGGGGGCAACGCCTTTCCTTTCGTGACCCCGCAACGGGTTCCCTTGAAATGTTTGAGGTGCGCAACGTTACAAACATTGAACCGGAGCATTATCAGCAGATCATTGCGGAGCATATTGCGGTTTCTGAATTATCAGATGAGCATATCAACACAAAAGAAATAACAAATAAAACCCCGGCACAGGCGCTGACAACGGTATTGACCGGAACGCTTTGGGCGGTTGGCAATGTGGCGGTTTCCCGCACATCTTCCGTTGATATTTCCCGTGGAAGCGTTTGGCAAGCGGTTGGCGCAATTGCGCAGAACTGGAACGTGTATATTGTGCCACGGGTGACCGTCAACGCCGCCGGGGCAATAACCGGGCGTTATTTGGATGTGACCGAATCAACGGGCGTTTGGCGGGGCTTGCGGCTTTCAATTGATAAAAACATGTCCGATTCTTCCGTTGTGTATGACGATTCCGAAACCTTGACGGCGTTGTATGGTTACGGCGGGAGCGTTGACAAGGCACAGGCAAGCGGGGACGATACGCAGGAAGAAGTCACGTTTGCAAATGTAGTTTGGTCGGCAACGGCAGATCATCCGGCAAAGCCGGCGGGGCAGACATATCTTGAAGACCCGCAATCAACGGCGTTATATGGCAGGAACGGAAGACCCCGTTTCGGGTTTTACCAGAACGGGGATATCAAAGACGGCGCAACGCTGTTGGCAAAGACTTGGGAAGCCTTGAAGCAAACCAACAAGCCGAAAATCAGTATAACGGGGACGGTTGCTGACCTTTACCGTTTGGGATATAAAGATCAACCCATCCGCTTGCATGATTTGGCAATTGTTGACATACCCGAAACCGGGGAAAGCTTTTATCTTCAGATCATCCGTTGTGATGTTGATTTGATTGACCCCACGGCAACCCGCCCGGAGATTGGTTCGTATATCGCAAACATTATTTATATAAACCGGGAAACAAACAACGCAAGCACAGGCGGCGGGGGCGGCGGCGGCAGAGGACAAAAACCGGAAGAATACAAGGATGCAACAACCTATTCCGCATTTGAGAAAACGAACGAAATGATTGGTATGGTTGTCGGCACAAAGAACGGAGAAAATTATATCAAAGCCGGAGAAATTGCGCTTTCGATCAACAGCCAAACGGGCAAATCAAAGATATTGTTGCAAGCCGATATTATTGACATTGACGGGCTTGTTACCGCACTTGCGGCGAAGGACATTGGTTGCGGCGGTTTGCATGTTGAAGGGGAAGCAGAATTTCTGCGGAGTATATACTCGGAAGCAAACATAAGTTGCGAAGGAAATATGGCTTGTTCACAAATGTGGTGCGAAACATTAAAAGTGGGAGAAAACATAGCAAGTTGGAAAAGCTATACGGCGCGTTTCTGTATACTGAGCGCATCCCGGTATTTTTTGAGAGCTTCGGAAAGCGGGGGCACAAGTGCGGTCGGAACGGTGACAGGGCGCATTGTTAGCTCATACACCGATACAACAATTCATTACTTGGGATACACTTAAAGGGAGTTGATAGTATGGCACAGGCTGACAGGATGCCGGTTAATGACGGCGGCGGGCTTTATGACAATCAAGGGCTTTGTGATAGCCTGATTGTTGATTGCAACAACCTGATAAAAAGCGGCTTTGCAGGACAATATATACAGGTGTGCAATACGGTTGTTAGTATGGTGCAGAAGCTGACAAACCTTAAAGACGGCATTGCAAAAGACCTTGCAAGCAAGGACAAAATCATTGAGGAATTAAAGGCAACGAATAACGCGCTGATGGAAGAAAAAACCGGCTTGCCGGTGGACGGCGGGGAGGGCTGATAATGGCAACAAGAATAATAACATGGTTTGAACAGGATATTAAAAAGCCTGTAAAGGTGCAGTATCTTGACGGGAACGTTTTCAGCCTTGACAACCGGGGCAACATTATTGGCGTGAAGGTGTATGACAACGGGGAGCCTGTTGCGCTGTCCGGTGACGTTTCCGCAAATGTTATCCGCGCGGACGGCGGGACGGTTGCGGTTACCGGTACGGCAACGGAGAATCAAGCATATATTTCATTGCCACAGGCGGCGTTGTCTGTGCCGGGCGTTATCAGCATAATTATAAAGCTGACAGACGGGAGCGTTGTAACAACGTTGGGAGCCATAGTGGCAAACGTCTATCAGTCTTCAACCGACACGCCGATTGACCCCGGCACAATTATGCCGTCAATTGACGCGCTGATTGCAGAGATAAATGCGGCAATTGCATCCATTCCCGCTGATTATTCATCTTTGTGGACAACCTTTGCGCCGACATATAGCACATCAAAGGCGTATGCGGTTGGTGATTATGTCACGTATAACGGCGGGTTGTATAAGTGCGTAACGGCAATCGAAAGCGGCGAAAGTTGGACGGCAAATCATTGGGCTTTGTCTTCTTTCGGTTCTGACCTTGCAGGTCATTTGGTGGATTTTTACGGGATAACCGAAGGGAACCCGAACCTTTTTGATGACCGGCAGTTGATAGGGCGGGCGGGTATCTCAAACGATGGACACACGTTCAGCGGAACGGGAAGCAATTTCAACGCAGAGCCGATATATATTCACGGCGGGTTTAAAGCGAACCAACAATATACATTGTCTGCGCAAGCGCGTATAAGCGCGGCGGCAGGAACGGGAACCGGGCTTATTTTTTTCGTCACATATACAGACGGCACCACAGGAAGACCCGTTGCTTGGACAAATGATACAACAGCATATACGCGAAAATCAGGCACCACAGCCGCCGGGAAAACCGTTGATTACATAAAAATATCTTTTTCATCCGGTGGTGCAAACGTATGGGACATTGCTGATATAGAAATTGATGAGGGAATAACGGCGGGAACATTTATTCCGTATGCTCCAACAGCAGTTGACCGCATTGCAAGGGAGCAAATCGCGCAGATAGACAAAGCGGACATAATCGGGACAGGCGAGAACATAATAGTTGATGGAGTATACGGGTATACTTTTCCTTGCCAATATCCGGCGGGGGTTTACACAATAGTTTATGACATTGATTCCGCTGATTCGCATAATCCAACAATACGTTTCAGCCGCCGGACGACATATAACTCAACCCATGCGATAACGGAAGCACAACAGTCAATGACAATTGGCAAGCCGTATGCTTACACCTTCGAAATTGCCGAACCTTTCATGAGTATATGGCTTTTTGCGGGGAATAATGTGTCGGATTCAGCCGGCAGAACACTGACAATAAACAGGGTTGAATTGCACCGGGGTATATACATTGACAAAGATAACGGCGCAGACGTATCACAGAGCATAACTTATGCCCTTAATAATGACGGGTTATGCGAGTTAGGGCGGGGCGTTTATTCTGTGGGTGACGGCGTAACAATGCCGGACGGTTCGCAAATCAGGGGCGCAACCGGGACAACAATTGAACTAATGCCGTGGGCATCGTCTGGCGGGACTATCAGCTTGCCGGTGCTTAGTGGGGAAACGTTTGATTATTGGATAACAACATCAAATAATCTGATGCCCGGTTTGTACCGGTTTACAATAAATGTTGAGAGTACATATACCGGGACAAACACGTGCAGAATCTGTTTTTCCAACCGTGAAACCTATAATGCGGCATATACAATTGCTGAAATACTTGTTGAGCGTGACGCAGACTATACTTATACGGTCTACCTGCCGGAACAGGCGAAAAGTATTTTTGTCTTTGGCGGGATAAACTCGCAAACAACATGCACATTTACAGTCCATAAAATGCAGATCACGCCGACCGGACATGCGGCAATTGCTATCAATGGCAATGATTGCACAATACAAGATATAAACATATGCGGAAGCGCGGAAATTATTACACCTTCGGCAAGCGGCGGGTCACAGGTGGGGATTGTATGGTGCAACCCAAACAGCCGACACGGAACGGTGACACGGTGCAATATAAATAATTTTAGTCATTCCGGCATACTGGCATTCGGCACAGGGACGCCGGTTGATCACGGGTTAATAATTTCAGATTGTTTTGTTGATAATTGCGGCACGGGTATCAATATTGCATACAACAGCGAGTTCCACAAAATTGCAAATTGCATTATTTTAGGCAATTACACCGGCATTATTAACCGGGGCGGGAATAACCTGATTGATGGATGCGGCATTGACCGGAATGTCAGGGGTATTGTTATTGATGATGATTTTGGAAGCAACGGCGGGCATGGCGGCATCTCCAATTGTACGATTAACCATAGTGACAGCAATACCGGTTACGGGCTGACAATCCGGGGGACTGGCAGGATGCTTGTAAATAACTGTAATTTCTATTATAGCAAAATCAGGTTGGAAAACACGAACGGGAACATTATAAGCAATTGCGGGTTTGGTAGCGCGGCGGGGATTGAGATTGTGGACGGGCAATGCAGTATGATCATTGGTTGCATAATCCGTTCGGCAAGTGATACCCCAATAACGATTTCAAACAATACGACAGCGCAAGTGATAAATTGCTTCACCCGTTCGGGGGCAGTTGTTGCGCCGGTAATAACTTGATTCGGTCGCGGCAGTTGGCTGATAGTCACTTGCGGGAAACTTCGCGCAGTTTCCAACCATTTTCAACATTACCGTTTTTCAGCGTTTTTCGGGGGCATTCAGCCCGGTCTCCTTTGCGAATGGATAAATACTCATTCAAAGACGCAGACCGGGCTTGTCCGCAATTCTGTGGAAAACTCGGAGGTAAAGAATCCAACCGAATTTTACATTAGCGTTTTTCGGCGTTTTTCGGGGGCATTCAGCCGCTTCACCCTCTGAATGGATAAATACTCATTCGCCAAACCAGAGGCGGTTTCTGTGGAAAACCTTGGTAAAATTTCTTACCGAATTTTGCAGGTTTCGGTTTTCCACAGGCATTTTTGCGCTTCTTGGTATGTAGCAATACCGCTACATACAAATCCGGCGAATGTAGCGTTTTCCACAGGTGGAAAAGGTTGTGGAAAACCCGAATTTGACCGAAAACGGGAGGAAGGTGCGTGCGTGGGTAGCAAAAAGGCACAGGGCACAGAACTTGCAAAGGTTGGTTTCCAGTATATCGGCATCCCATATTCAAAACTTGACTGCCAAAAGCTTATTGAAAAGTGTCTTGCTGATTGCGGCATAAAAATGAACCTTGCCGGAAGCAATGCTTGGTACAGGGAGGTTATGGAAAACGGGTGGGTTGGCACGCCGGAAGAATGCGTTGCCACGTATGGCACAGTTCCAAAGGGTGCTTTCCTGTTTATCTTGAAGCAGGACGGCGGCGAACCGGAAAAGTACAAACCGGACGGCATTGGCAACGCTTCACACATTGGCATAGTTACCGGGGCGGGCGCAGGTGCAATCCATTCGTCCGCATCCCGTGGGTACGTGTGCGAAAGCGAGTTCCACGGCAAGACAATCAACGGCGGTTGGAACCGGGTTGGGCTTTGGAATGCTGTTGATTATGGCACAACCGAACCGTCCCCCGCCCCGGCAACGGGCGAAACCGCCGTTGTATATGCAGATAACGGAAAGCCCGTCAAGATGCGTGCAGAGCCGTCAACCCGTTGCCGCCTGTATTGGGAAGTTCCGATTGGCGAAACGGTGCTTGTGGCAGATCACGGGGAAGATTGGTCGCGCATTAGTTGGAACGGCATTGACGGGTTCATGATGACCCGTTTCCTTATTTTTGACGGCGGCACGCCGCAAATGTATACGGTCACAATTCCGCACTTGTCCAAATCGCAAGCGGATGCGTTAATATCGCAATACCCCGGTTCGATCATTGCAGAAGAAAGGGGGTGACCGTATGGCAACCGAAACAATAATTTCACTTGTGATTGCGTTTTGTGCGCTGTTGTTTACTGCCCTGTCCTTTCGCCGCACGCAAACGCAAGACACAAGCGCATCCGCAACGGAGCGGGCAACAATGACCGCAGACGTGCGATACATCCGGCAAAGCATTGACGAAATCAAGCTTGAAAACAGGGCAATACAAAAAGACGTTACTGACCTAAAAACAAAAATTGTTGAAGTTGAAGCAAGCGTCAAGAGCGCACACAAACGCCTTGACGATATGCAGAAAGGATGATGCAGGTTTGTTCACGTGGGAGTTTTGGAAAGCAACCCTTGTGCGTGCAATCCGCACCTTTGCCGAAAGTATGCTTGCGTACATCGGCACGGGCGCAATTGTGCTGAAGGATGTTGATTGGCTTGCCGCCTTGAGTGCGGGCGGGCTTGGCTTTGTTATTGCTGTGCTGATGGCACTTGCAACAGGCATCCCCGAAGCACCGAAAGCCGCCAAGGAATAAACAGATCAAGTAAAACCACGCCCCCGGTTATGCCGGGGGTTCTTTTTTTATGCCTATTTTGCGGAAATAGACGAATAAAGTTGTGCATTTCCTCAAATTTCTGCTTGCGTTTTTGTAGCATAAGTGTTACAATACAAGAGGATCAAGAAAGGGGTTGCACCCCCGGAAAGGATGGCAAGGGCAATGATGAAGTGGCGAAAGGAAACGAAGGTTTATTGTTGGGCGAACTATTTCAGCGAAGATGGGAAATGGAAAGCTTGGTGCGAAGAAAAAATAGTTGCAACCAACCGCACGAAGTACAACCCGGTCACACGGAAGCGTGAACCTGTTTCGGGGTTTAAGGTTTGGTGGGTTTTGCAGAACATCCAAACCGGGGAAACGGTTGACAGAGAGTTCAAGACGCTGAAAGCCGCGAAAGAGTATGCGGAAGAAAACGGATAAGCGGTAGTTGCTCAAAGATGACGGCAACCCCGGCAATCTGCCGGGGCTTTTTATTTTGCCCTTTCCGGCGGGTTAAGTCTGTTTTTTGTATCTATTTTGCTATTTTCGGCGAAATAAATATATCTTTCCTGCTATTTTTGTGTTGACTCTTTGTAGCTTACATGTTACAATACAAGAGGATCAAGGAACGGGGTAACCCCCGGAAAGGATGGCAAGGGCAATGACAATGACGGAGATGCGGAAAGCGTACAAGAGCAAGCGGGATTTTGCGGCTAACACTCCGGGGCTTGAAGGGCTTGTGTGGTACTACGACAGCATGAAGCAGACACTTGAAACGCTGTGGAAGGAAGGAACAACCACAAACTTTGACAACGATTTTTTGAAGATTGCGAACGGCTATCAGATAAGCAAGCAGGAATATGAAGGGCTTCACATCTTACAGACGTTAGACCTTCACAGGATAACGGCAACAAAGGCGGTTGTAAAAGAACTTGCAGAATGGTGCTTTACGAAGTAAGGAAAACGACACCGGGCGGGGCGGTATAACCCCGCAGAAAGTGGCAGACAATGGCAACGGGAATCATGAATCAGATTAAAGCTATCATCACGGAAGCGGAGCAGATGGCGGGGGCATACTTTTACGGGTCTCCGAAAAGTGCGGGCGCACGGCGGGCATATGAAAAGAAGCACACACACGCAAGGGTTGAATGGACGGAAGGCGGGCACACTTATACGGCGGCATATAACGTGCGCTGTTCCTGCTCTTACGTGTACGCATCCGGTGACTACACCCGTGACGGGAAAAAGACAACGCTGACGGCGATCAGAAACAGTTACAAGCGGATGCTTGCGGAGGTTTGACGCTGACAACCGGGGACGCACGCCGCCCCCGGATGCCAACGCCAAAGCGTTGGAGAAAGGAAAGGTGCAAGGGCAATGAGCATCAAACAGAAAATCCGGGTACACATCGAAATTGAACGGGAGAGCAAAGCCAAGCTTGACGCATGGCGGGAGAGCATGAGAAAGGCAGGTGCGGCAAAATGACTTTCAAGCAGATGGGATGCACCCCGGAAGAAACCGACCGCCGCATTGCGGTATGCAACAGGTTGAACGTGTTGGCGCACAAAAAGGCGCAGACAGAGGACAAAGCCAAGGCAAAGCGCATTGACCGCAGTATTGCCGTCATTTTGCGGCAGGAACGCCCGTGGCTGAAAGACATAGCATATTTCCTTTACTGATGACAGACCGCCCCGCCGGGGGCATTGTACCCGGCAGAAAGGATGCAAGGGTATGGCAATCACTAATGCACAGATCATATTGACGGAATCATTGCGGTTGATGGAAGCGGGCGTGCTGAAAACAACCGGGCGGGTGTTGGTGCAGGAAATGCCGGACGGGTCAAAAGTTGAGATACCGGAACCCGAACCAATCCACACCTTCAGCGGGTGGAAGGAACTTGGGTACACCGTCAAGAAGGGCGAACACGCCAAGGCAACCTTTCTGATTTGGAAATGGAAGGGGCGCAAGGATGAGGAAACCGGGGAAGAGGTTGGCGGCAATTGTTACCAACGCAAGGCGTTTTGGTTTACGGCTGAACAGGTGGAAAGGTTGGTGAAAGCGTGAAACAATTTGCACTTGAACGGGCAATAATGCAGATGACGGTAAACGTTGCCAAAGCAAGAAACAGGGGCATGAAGCATGTTGCGTTGAGTGTGACGGAAGCGGAAGAGGTTATTGCGGCACTTTGCAACAAAACGGCAACGGGCGGCGAACCCGTTGCCCCTGTACCGGATACCATATTGAACGGGTTGGGGTGGCATGATATGCAGGATTGCGGGGCGTGCGGCAATCATCTCCGCATGATGGCAAACTTTTGTGATGTGTGCGGAACAGCAGTAAAGAAAGGGGAATGAGCATGGCGGCAGGATTGAAGCAGAAAACGCACAAGGTGCTTAACCTTGAGGTTGAAGGGTTCAAGGTTGTGTGCGTGGTGCATTATGAGCAAGTAAAAAACCCTTACCACCTGTATGTTAAATGGTATGACGGCGGTTGGAAGCTGAAGCAGGTTGCCCGGTATCAAACCTTCTATTCCGTGGTGTGTGCTGTCAAAGAGTGGATGCAGGATAGGCACATTGGTTTTGCAGATTGCTTTCTTTGACTACCAAATTGACTACCAAACGCCGTGCGAAATGTGCCCAAATGACACTTTTTGACATTAACCCCAAAGCATAAGAAATGCCCCGTGCCTATTGTGGCACGGGGTTTGTTGTCGTGGCTCAAATAGGACTCGAACCTATGACACTCCGGGTATGAAGCGGGCGGGCATATGTGCCGCCCGCTTTTATTTTTCGCCCGTTGCGGCGGTTGGTTTTTCGCCTTGACTACCGTTTTGACTACCAAACGCCTGTTTTACTCGCTCCGCTTCCGATGTTTCCCGGCTGTCTGTCACGCTGTCATATATGCGCAAAAGCATGGTTGCATCGGCATGTCCCATCCATTTGATTACGGTATGCAGTTCAACGGGTGGTTGCATATCCCGAAGCATGGTTGCAAAGCTGTGCCGCAGATCATACGGCGTGACCGTAAAGGACACCCACGGGGGCAACTTGCCCCCGGCGGCAATGATTGCCTTGTGTGCCTTTGTGCGCCCGTACCAACGGCGGTCAACACCATTGATGGCGGTTTCCATGTGTGCCACGTATGACCGCCACACAACCCGCCACGTTGTTTTCGTGACCGCTTCCCCGTGCGCCGATGTTATCAAACGCCCTGTGCGCCCTTGCAAGGCGGCTTTCAGCGGGGGCAACAGCGGGATTGACCTGTTTGCTTTGTCTGTCTTTCCCTTGCCTGTAAAGGCGTATTTCTGCCCGTTTTCGGGGGCTGTGTGGGCTGTCTCCTGTACCGATATTATTTCCCGCTTAAAGTCAACATCCCGGTCAATATTCAACGCCTTTGCTTCTTGCGGGCGCAACCCGGCATAAAGCATTGCCATAACTGCCGGGTGTGCCCTGTGGTCTGTGCATAGCGTTTCAATCCATTCCCTTTCCTGTGCCGTGATTGACCTATGACCGCCCGTTGTGCCTTTGTGCGGCTTTGCCGTGCGGTCACGGGCGGGATTTGACAAGATCAACCCATCCGCAACCGCTGAATCGAACAAAGCGCAATAAAGTTGCTTTGCCGCTTTGATATATGAATTGGAAAGCCCTTTGTAACGGGTCGAGAAAATGCCCTTGATGTCCGAAGGCTTTACATCCGACAAAGGCAGGTGACCAACCGCATCCGTCAAGTTGGCAAGGTGAGTGCGCAACCCCGTCATTGTGCTTGGAGCAACATCCGGGCGGGAACGCTCCAACCATTTTTCGGCGTACCCGCTGACAAAGTACACCGCAACCCGCCCCCGTTTTTCAGCCGCTTTGAATTCTTCCCGTTGCCGCAGACAATCATCCGGGTCATGCGAATAGAACCATTGGCTGTGATAGCGGCAAGCATAACGCCCGTCCGGGCGTTTTTTTAATTTCTGCTTCTTTTCCCGTGGCATTTTGCGCCCCTCAAGTTTTCCACAGGCTGAATGGCTGTTGCGGTTGCGCTACATACCGTTCAAACCATGTAGCATAGAATATGCAAAATATGGTTGGATTCATTACCAAGGTTTTCCACAGAAACCGCCTCTCAAAGTTTGAATGAGTATTTATCCATTCAAGAGGTGAAGCGGCTGAAAACCCCCGAAAAATGCGAATAAAGGGCATATGCGAATTTCGCCCCGAAAAACGGTTACCAAACCCGCACGAATCCAACCGCCAACCCGTACACCCGCACATCCGTTCCCGCCGGGTACACTTGCGGCGGGTATGCAGGATTATCCGCAACCAACACAATGCCGTCCTTGTGTTTGTAAAACCTTTTCAGCGTGGCTTCCCCGTCAATGCCAACGGCGGCAATTTGCCCCGGTTGCACTTCGGGTTGCTGTCTTATCAGAACCAAGTCCCCCGGTTGGAAAGTTGGGGTCATGCTGTCACCTTTGCAACGCAAGGCGAAATCAGCGGTTAGCCCGTCCGGCAGATCGGCAAACCCGTCAATGTTCTGTTCGGCGGTGATTGGTTGCCCGCACGCTATTTCCCCGACAATAGGCACAGCGTCCCGAACAATTGGAATGAACGGCGGCAGTTTATCGACACGGCACAGCAGTTCGTCCGTAGACACCCCCAACGCATCCGCAATGCGCCCGATTGCCAACGCACCCGGTTCAATGACCCCGGTTTCGTACCGGGCAAGAGTCACCCTGTTCAGCATAGCCATTTCCGCAAGCTGTTCTTGGTTATACCCATGTTCCCGGCGTAACTCCGCAATACGTTTGCCAATATCGTTTTTCATTTGTATGCCCCCTCCCGTGTATCTTTCATGTTACACGGCAAAAAACGCATTGTAAATAGTTTACACGCAACAAAACTATTGCACGTTTGTACATTATGTGTTACAATCAAAACCCGGGTAGCCTATATGCAACAGACGGGGGGGTGAAGGAAATAGCAGGTTTGGCACAGGAAAGGCAAGCACGGGGCATGACGCAAGAGCAACTTGCGGAAGCTTCCGGGGTACACCGGGTGACCATTGCCCGGATAGAAACCGGGGAAGTTTCGCCCAAAGCGGAAACGCTGAAGCGGCTTGCGGATGCACTTGGTGTGTTGGTGGATGACCTTATGACAGCAAAGGAAGCGGGTTGAGCATGGACAGGCTTTATTCGGTGCAGGACATATGCGCCCGGTATCAATGCAAACCAACAACCGCCCGGAAGTATATGCGGGATATGGAACACCTTGAAGCCCCGCTGATGGTAACGGAAAGAGCGGTTGCGGCATGGGAACGGCGCAAGACCTTGCCCCCGGAAAGCGAAACCCGCAAGTTGATGCGAAAGGGGGTGAAAGCATGACGGATGCACGGCTTGACGCAATCAAGGAAGCGGAAGACGCAAGGGCGTGGGAAGAGTTAAACGAGGAAGACCCGCACGCCAAGACGGCGGTTGACCTGCTGACAAGGGCGGTGCAACTGCTTGAACAGGTTGAAAGCCTTGTGCAAGAAGCCGCTGAAGCAGTTAAGGGCACGCCGGCAACGGACAGAATTGCGTCACTAAACTTGACGGCAGAGGACTTGGAAGTAGACATACGGATGCAGATTGGGAGGATGTAGCGTGGAACTTTGGCAATTGATGCACCCCGCCGCAAGTAGGGTGAAAGGTTTACGGCGCACGCCGCTTGCACGCTTCCGGCGGTGGTTGCAGTACAAGCGAGGTGAATATCCGTGGTTTGTACAGGTATGAAAAAAGACCCCGCCGAAGCGGGGGAATGCAAGGGCAATTACATTCGCCCCGATTATACCACAGGGGCAAGAGAAAGGAAAGTAAAAAATGAGCGAGTTGCTGAAAGCTGAAGCCGAAGGTTTTGTCATTGACACAGATGCGAAAGCCGAATGGGCTTTGGAAAAGATCAAGGAAGCACGGGAAAACCGGGACATGTTTGTTACGTGGTACAAAGACAAAATCCGGGAGATCACGGAACAGACCGATTTTGACACGATGAACCTTGAAAGGATGCTTGCAGACTATTTTGCAACCGTGCCGCACAAAAAGACCAAGACGCAGGAAAGCTACAAGCTCCCCGGCGGCAAGTTGGTTTTGAAGACACAGAACCCGGAATACAAGCGTGATGACAAGACAGTTATTGACTGGATAAAGGCAAACGGCTTGCCGCAGTTTGTCAAGGTCAAAGAGGAACTGGATTGGGCAGGACTTAAAGACGCAACGGCTATTTTTGAAGGGCACATTGTGACAGAGGACGGCGAGATTATACCCGGCATTGAGGTTGTAGACCGGGAAGCGAAATTCAGCGTGGAGGTGTGATTTGATGGCTAATGCAATGATTTACGGCTTGATTGGTCAAGCAATGCGCAAGATTGGGGCTATTGGAAAAGATAGCAAGAATTCACAGCAAGGTTACAAGTTCCGGGGCATTGATGCGGTATACAACGCCCTGAACCCGGTTATGGCTGAACTTGGCTTGTTTATTTGCCCGGAAATCCTTGACCACAGACGGGAAGAGCGCATTTCGGAAAAGGAATACAACGGGCAGAAATCACAGACGGTTTTGAAATACTCCATTCTGACAATCAAATACACCCTGTTTGCGCCGGATGGGTCAAACGTGTCTTGCGTGGTAGTTGGTGAGGGCATGGACAGCGGTGACAAGGCAAGCAACAAAGCCATGAGCGTTGCGCTGAAATATGCGTGCTTCCAGTTGTTTATGATACCAACGGAAGAGATGGTTGACCCGGATGCGGAAACGCATGAGGTGACAAGCAAAGCACAGACACCCGCCGCACCAAGGGCGGCAAAACAGGAACGCATTGCTTCAAAGCCAACGGCGCAGGTGACACAGGCGGCAACCGTGCCCCCAACCCCGGCACAGCAGACCCCGCCGCCCGCACCCGTTTCCCCGGTGCTTGAGTATTTGGCAAAAGAGCGGGAAGCATTGCGGGTTGTGCGGGAAATCAGCAAGGCAGAGAATAACGCCATTTGGAAAGCACAGGTGACGGCATTGATGGATGCAAAGCTTGCCCCGGCAAAACCGTTTCCGGAGTATACGCAGAAGGAAGCGGAAAACCTGATTGGCGCAATGTATGCCAAATTTGCCCCGAAAGGTACGGTGCTGAAGGATGACGGGAAAGCTTCGTGACGCAATACCGCTTGCGGGTGGCGAATGGCTTGTGTCTTTTGTCACCCGCACCCCTCCGGGGGAATGGTTTGACAGCTTAAAGGGCAAGCCCGTTGCCGTTGAGATCAAGAAGGAATCAAAGGGCAGGTCAAAGGATGCGAACGCTTTTTGTTGGGCTTTGTGCGCTGACATTGGCAAGGCAATGAACCCGCCATTGAGCAAGGAAGACGTATACCGCATGGCAATCAAGGCGGTTGGGGTGTATTGGCAAACGCCGATTCCGCTTTTCAGCCTTGACGATGTGCGGCGGCGTTGGGAATCGCACGGCACGGGGTGGTTCCTTGAGGTTGTAGACGATGACGCACCCGGACGCAAGCGGGTCAATATGTACTTTGGAACAAGCACGTACACGGTTGAGGAAATGCGGGTGTTGCTTGACTGGTTGGTTGACCAAGCACAGCAGATGCAGATACCAATACCGCTATCAAAGGCAGAGCAAGAACAGATGTTGGAAAGGTGGGGGCAGAAATGACGCAGGTGCAACGCATTATCAAGCATATACAGGCGCACGGTTCAATAACGCCAATGGAAGGCTTTGAAATGGGCATAACCCGCCTTGCGGCACGTGTCAACGATATGCGCCGCCAAGGCATCCCGGTAGTCACGGAAACCGTTGAGAGCGTCAACAGGTACGGGGAAAAGGTGCGCTTTGCCCGGTACAGGATAGAGGGGTGACAAGGGGCATGAATGACAGCATAGTACAGGACTTGACCGTTGAAAGGTGCTTTGTGTGTGGTTGCACCCGTGGGCTTGAGTATCACCACATTATGCACGGCACAGCGAACCGCAGGTTGTCAACCCGGTACGGTTTGACTTGTTGGTTGTGCAGATCACACCACAGGGGGCGCAACGGCGTACATTACAACGCAGAGCTTAACCGCAAGTTGCAAGAGACAGCACAGAAGGCGTTTGAAAAGACGCACTCCCACACAGAGTGGATGAAGATTTTCGGCAAGAATTACTTGTAAAGACGTAAAGAAAGGATGCAAGGGCAATGGCAAGACACAACAAATTGACGGAAGGACAGTTCAAGGCAATCAAGACCCTTTTGCGGGGCGGTGCATCGCAGAAGGAAGCGGCAGAATATATGCAGTTATCAGCACCAACGGTGTGCAGAGTTGCCAAAGCGGAAACGCTTGAAGAGTATCAGCAAATGATTACCGAGGGGCATTCGGCAAAGGAAGCGAAAGGAACAGCGGCACAAGCAACGCCCGCACAACCCGCCGCCCCGCAGGTCGTGGAGTACCGTCAAAATGTGACCATACAAGCAACGCATTACATGATGCAGGAAATGCAGAAAACCAACGAATTGTTGACGCTGATTTCACGCAAGCTTGCGTTCATTGTTGATGAACTGTGCGGCGTAGGGAAAAAGGACGGTTGACCAACGATGACGATTGAAAACGAACGTATATTTTTGTCAAGGAAGGGGCGGTTGATTGCATGGCAATGAGTGGGTTTATCTGTCATGACGATTATTTGCAAAAAACCGCCAAGTTGACGGATGAAGAGGTTGGGCGGTTGTTCCGGGCGTTGATGCACTATCACGCAACCGGGGTTGTTGATGAGGTTGACGGGCGTGAATCAATAGCGTTTGACTTTATCAGGGAAGACATTGACAGGACGGAAGCGGCGTATAAGGCAAAGTGCGAGAAAAACCGCAATAACAGGCTTTCCGCATTAACTAACGACCGTCAACAATCGTCAACGACCGTCAACGACCGTGCCCAAAAAGAAAAAGAAAAAGAGAAAGAGAAAGAAAAAGAAAAAGACAAAGATAAAGATAAAGCGTCACGGCGCACACCCGTGCCCACGGTTGACGAGGTTGCAGGGTATTGCAGGGAGAGGGGCAACAATATTGACCCGCAATATTTTGTTGACTATTACACAGCCCGGGGGTGGGAGTTAAAGCCGGGGCAAAAGGTAAAAGATTGGCGGGCTGTTGTGCGCACGTGGGAACGCAGAGAGGGTGCAAGCAACGGCAAAGGCAAAGGGGTTGAGGCGCAAGCATATACACAGCGTGATTACTCCGATAAAGATAGACGGATGCAAGCAATTTTTGACAGCATGACCGATGGGCTGATGTGAAACATGCCGCCAAGCGGCGAATTCGGGGCATTTCAGCCGGGGTTCGCCGTTTGGCGGGGTATTTATCCAAACAACAAACGCGCTGAAAGGGGGCATTTTGATTGAATAACGGGCAACGAAATCTTTGCCGGGATTGCGAGTGGGCAAGAGATCACTTCAGAGAAGCGTGCTATTGCGTGCATTATGGCTATATCGTGAGCAATGGCAAGACAACATGCCGGGGGTACAAAGAACGTGAACAAGTACAGGAACAAGAAGTGGGAACTGGACGGGAAAACGTTTGACAGCCAACGGGAAGCCCGCAGGTATCAAGAATTACGGTGGCTTTTGCGGGCGGGCGTGATAACTGACCTTCAAACGCAAGTATCATTTGAGTTGATACCAAGCCAAAGGGTTGGCGGCAAGGTTGTGGAACGCCCGGTCAAGTACGTTGCGGATTTTGTGTACAAGGAAAACGGCGAAACCGTTGTGGAGGATGTGAAAAGCCCCGCAACCCGCACGCCGCAATACATCATTAAACGCAAATTGATGCTGTGGGAATTCGGAATTCAGATAAAAGAGGTGTGAAAGCAATGATTAACCCTATTGTTGGAGCAAGGTGTATTTTGCAGGAATCCGGCGGGAAAGAAGTGGAATGCCGGGTAACAAGCGCAATGCTTCGGGAATGCGCAGGATGCGTGCCGGAAATTGACTTGACCGTTCAGATAGATAGCACGCCTGTTGTGCATAGCGTGCCGCCGGAGGAAAGAAAAATGACAATTGCACCGCCCCCAATTTTTATTGAACCGCCGGAATTCAGATATGCGTTTCGATATGGCACAAAGTACAAGGCGAAGCAGGTTATATTCAACCCGCCCGCAACAATTGTGCTTTGGGCAGACGGCACGAAAACGGTTGTAAAGTGTGACCCGTTAGACATATTCAACGAAACAACGGGCGTTGCACTGTGCTACATGAAAAAAGCACTTGGCAACACAAGCCGGGAGTTGAACAAGGCGTTGCGCAAGGCAAGGGGGTTAGAACGTGGAACCAAAGGTTGAAGTTGTTGGCAAGGAACGGCGGCAGTTTATAAAGCGTGAACGGATACGGCGGGCATTACAACACACAAAGCCGGGGGAAACAATTTGCTTGCAAAGCGAAGAGGTTGAAACCCTGTTGGAATGGGTCAAAGAACTTGAAAAAAGGGGGCGCAACAATGGGAATGCGTAAAGAATTGCGGCAGATAGCAAAGGCACGCTTGAAGGCGGCGGGTGCGGGCAACGTCAACAAAAAGATGGCACGTGTTGTTGACGGCGAAAAGGTGTGGCGGCGTGCGCTGACCGGGGAAACCGGGAAACGTGCGTTTCAAGCGCAGATGATGGCGGGCACACGGATTGCAAAGCCGAAAAAGCTGAAGCGCAAGTTGTGGAAGGTGAGCGCATGACAGACGCAAAGCCTTGCCCGTTTTGCGGGGCAAGTGACCTGTATAAGTTTGAGTATCCGTTTACCCGCAGACCCGGAGTTCGTGGTTGCTATGTAAAGTGCAACAAATGCGGCGCAAGAAGTGACAGTTATGAAACAGTTGAAGACGCTTTGAAAGCGTGGAACGAAAGGAAGGAAAAACAATGAACAAAATCACGATTATTGGCAACTTGACCAAAGCCCCGGAATTGAGGAGTACGCAAGACGGAACGCCCGTTTGTGGTTTTACGGTTGCGGTAAACCGCCCGAAGACCAAGAACAACCCCGACCCCGGCGCAGACTATTTCAACGTGAACGCATGGCGGGGGCTTGGTGAAACTTGCGCCAAATTCCTTGATAAAGGGCGCAAGGTTTGTGTTGTGGGGCGCATTAGCTTGCGCACATGGGAAAAGGACGGCAAGCACGGGGCAAGCCTTGAAATCATGGCTGAAGACGTTGAGTTTCTTTCAAGCCGCACGGAAGCGGCAACGCCCGCACAGCCCGCCGCCCCGCAGATTGACCCGGCAAGCGGCATGGAAACCGTTGAACCGGATGACCTTCCGTTCTGATGGAATGCCCGTGTAAAACGTGTGCCCGGAAAGGGTGTGGCAATGCGCATGATACCTGCCCCGAATATCAAGATTGGGTGCGGGTGCGTGCGCTTGCCAACGCCCGCAGGTATGCGCACGAAGATGCAACAGCCGCAATTGTGCAAGCACGGTTGCGGATAAAAGGGAGAAGAAAGAAACGATGATTGACCACAAACCGAACCCGGCAAAGGCGTACTTGATGCGGTACAGGGGATTAAAAGCCAAGTGCGCCGCCCTTGAGCGGGCAATCCGTGCGGCTTTTGAGGATGCAACAAACACAACGGTTGCGCTGAAAGAAATATGCGTGCAGACAAGCGGCGGCGGGGAAATGATGGCAAATGCCGTTGTAACCGCAATGGACGCAACCGCAATGCTTGAGGACAAACGGCGGGAATGTCAAACGGCTTTGCGGGAGATCATGGACGCAATTGACAGCGTGCCGGATGAGGTGCAACAGACGGTTTTGATTGAACACTATATCAACGGGCGCACGTTGGCAGAGATTCAAACGGATATTTGCTACGAAAAGCGCAACACAATCATTATCCACGGGCGGGCGTTGTGGCAGGTGTGGCAATGGATGAAACGAAAGGGGTTGTGTGATAGTGCCGATGGAGCGTCATAGATACCCGGCAGAATGGCGGCGCATAGCAACGGAAAAGAAAGAAAGCGTTGGTTGGGTGTGCGAAGTATGCGGGAAACAATGCAGAAAACCGGGTGAACCGTTCGACACACACAAAAGAACGTTGACGGTTGCACACCTTGACCACACCCCGGAAAATTGCAATCCAGAAAACCTGTGTGCAATGTGCGCCCCGTGTCATTTGAAGTATGACGCACAGCAACACGCAGAAACACGAAAAAGACGAAAGGGGCTGTGCGAATAATGCTAAGATACGGAAGGAAGCAAATTGACCCGGAACGCCGGGTGTGCGCAAACTGCCAACGCTTTTGCGTTGATATAGACCCGCACAGCGGTTGGGGCATTTGTACCGAAGCAAAAAACAACGGTTATTTCACGAACCACACAAAGCACGGAACATACAGAGCGAAGCACACAAACAGCAGGTATTACACAACAAACGCTTGCAAGGTGCGCTTCAAGGGGGTGGGTGAATCTTGAGCCTTGACAAAGCAATAAAGCACGGCAAGGAGCATAGGCAACTATACACGGGCGGCAAAGCTTTTGCACGCAGTTGCCGCAATCATGGCGGTTGTTCGTTTTGCGAAGGAAACAGGCGGTTCAAATTCAGGGACAAGCACCCGGCAGAAAAGGGGGATAAAGATGGAAATTGAATTGAGGAAATACCCGGTTGCGGATGACCTGCTTTGGATGAAGCAATGCACAGTCGGCACAATGGGCAAAGACGCAAAGACCATGCCAACCTCCGATTTCGTGCGGCGGCTGTTGGTAGCACGGCACAGCCCAATCCGGGAATTGCGGTTTTCGTTTGTTATACGGGATATTCCATATTGGGTTTCCGTGCATTTGGTTCGTCACCACGTTGGCTTCCAACCGTATGTGCAAAGCCAACGCAATGACAGGCAAACCGATTATGACCGCACAAAAGCCCCGCAGGACACCCCGGTCACAATGCGGGTGACGCTGAACGCAGAAGCATTGCTGAACCTTGCAAACAAGCGGTTGTGTGCCAAAGCAAGCCCGGAAACCCGTGAGGTTGTGCAACGTATGTGCGCACTTGCGGAAAGGGTCATGCCGGAGTTTCACGGGCTGTTTGTGCCTATGTGCGAATATCACGGCGGGCGGTGTGATGAGGTACAACCGTGCGGAAGGGCGGCGAAGGCGGAATGAAATATTCAAAGGGTGATATATTTATTAGTGTTCAAACGGTTGATGGATTTGGGAAAAATCCGGGGTTGTATATCGGAACAGCAAACCCAAATCAAGCCGTAAAAGTTGCATCATTTGGGTCGAGAGAAAAAGCAATACTGTTTTGTAAATGGTTGGATTATATGTTTGAGCTTACGGGAAGGGAAACGGTGAAGTGGGAATGGACGAAATAACATTGGAGCAAATTGCTGAAAAGGTCGCAAAAGAGAAAGTAAGAATCACGGTTGATATTACGCCAAATGAAAATGGAACTATTACACAGCATATAGAGGTTGAACCGTGGGAACCCTTTAAAATGGAGTGCCCGTACAAGTGATTTATTGGGGGGAAAGAATGATTTACCTTGCCTTGACTGAGTTGCTTGCAGGTGTTGCAGAGGAAGCCGCAGAGCTTGCGCAAGCCGCATTGAAGCTCCGCAGAGCGTATGACGGCACAAACCCAACGCCGAAACCAATAAACGAAGCAATTGACGCATTTGAAGAGGAAATTGCGGATGTGCAATTATATTTGGACATGATAGCGTATAGCCGCAAGCACGTTGCAGAGATCAAAAAGATCAAGAAAGAACGTTGGCAAACAAGATTATCAAACAATAACAAAACGGAACAAAAGTTTGCACCAAATTGCACCACGGGGCGTGATAAAGTATAAATGCCCGGAAGGGCAAAAGGCGGGAGCGGATAACCCGCCTTTTTTGTGTCCGTTCTTCACTTTCTTCAAACGGTCACAATTCAGCGGGGCGGCAAGCGTTCCACCTCCTCCGTTTGCCGGGGTTGTACGCCATTATGTGCGAGGTGTGGTCACGGCGTACCTTTGGGGGTATATCGTAAACGGGGAACCGTTTCCGTCAACAGGGGTGAAATAGAATGAAACCGGGGTGAATTGGCGAAAAGTTAAAGCTGAATACATTTCCGGGGGAATTAGTCAAAGGGCATTGGCAGAAAAGTACGGCATTCCGTGGGGAACAATGCGAACACGGGCGAATAAAGAAAAGTGGAACACTAAGCGCAAGAGCGCGGAGAAAAAAGCAATGCAAAAGACGGAACAGAAAACCGCCGAAGCAATTGCCGATAACGCCGTGTTGATTGAGCAGATCAAGACAGGACTTCTGCAACGCCTTGCAAGTATGGTTGCCGAATACCCGGACAAGAATGCCGCAGAGATCAAGAAAAAGGAAAACGGTGCTTTGCTCATTTACAGACTGAAGGATATTGCCGCCGTTCTGTCCGTACTGGAAGACAAATCAACAAAGGCGGTAAGCGCGGACATTGAGGATTTGTCCCCGCTTGTGGAGTTGTTGAAGGAATGAGCAAGACAGCAACAATCCCTTGGGGGGCGTTTAGTGACAAACACAAGGCGTATATCAAGGCGGCTTTAAAAAACCGCATGTGTGTTGCCGAAGGGGCTATCCGTTCCGGGAAAACGATTGATCATTGCATTATTGCGGCGGCGTACCTTGAGCAAACGCCGGATAAGTACCACCTTGCAAGCGGGTCAACCATTGGCAACGCCAAACTGAACATCGGCGTTTGTAACGGGTTTGGGCTTGAAGCCCTGTTCCGGGGGCGTTGCCGTTGGGGCAAGTACCGGGACAATGAAGCCCTGTACATACAGACGCAGACCGGGGAAAAGATTGTCATATTTGTTGGCGGCGCAAAGGCAGATGCTTATAAACGCATCCTTGGCAACTCTTACGGGCTTTGGATTGCAACAGAGATCAACGAACACTTTGACAGCACGGACAGCCGCATTTCCTTTGTCAAGGTCGCAAGCGGCAGACAGATTGCGGCGGCGCACCCGTTTACGCTTTGGGATTTGAACCCTTGCAACCCAAAGGCACGGATATACGAAGATTATATTGACAAGTACCGGGAGCAAGGGCTTGCGGGCGGGTATCTGTATCAACACTTTACGATCAAAGACAACGCAACGATAACACCGGAAAGGATTGCGGAGATCGAAAGCAGGTATGACCCGAACACAGTTTGGTACAGGCGGGACATACTTGGCGAACGTGCCATTGCTGAAGGGCTGATATATCAACTGTTCGCAGATCAACCGGAACGCTTCGTTGTTGATGACCTGCCACGGGTGCAACGGGCAACAATCGGGGTTGACTTCGGCGGGGGCACAAGCGCACACGCCTTTTGCTGTTTGGGCAGGTACGGCAACAGCATTGCGGTGCTTGATGAGTACAGAGAACAGGAAGCGTTGAATCCAAACAAGTTGCAAGCGGATTTTGTTGACTTTGTGCGCCGCTGTCAAATGCGTTGGTTGGTTACGGATGTTTGGTGCGACAGCGCAGAGCAAACCCTGATAAACGGATTGCGCACGGCGGCGGCACAAGCGCACTTGCCCGTCAATATCGGGAATGCCCTTAAAAAGCCCATAAACGACCGAATCCGGGCTTTGTGCATCCTTATGGGTGCGGGGCGGTTCAAGATACACAGCGGGTGCAAATGGACAATTGACGCATTGAAAAGCGCAGTATGGGACAGCAAGCAGGTCACAGAGGATGTGCGGCTTGATAACGGCACAACCAACATTGACAGCCTTGATGCGCTCGAATATGCGTATGAGCGGGACATCCCCGTACTGATTGAGGGGTGGGGCAGATAATGCAATGGTTGGAGAATCTGAAAAGAAGGTGGAAAAGCGGGATGCAAAAAGCGGTTGCGGGCACGGGGCTTGCAAGGGAATACAAAAGCGTTTTTGACCTTGCGGGCGTACCGTCTTTCCAACAATTCTATGATTTCGGCATTTTTATATGGAAATGGCTGTGGAAGGGGTTTTACAAAGCTTGGCCCATTGTACCCGCTCCC